CCGAGTCTAAAGTGCGCAACGCACTCGTAAGCAACTTTGGGGAGACCGTAGCCGACTTGATTATGTACGGCACTCCTACGCTTGTTGGCGCAGACATCTCCGGCAAAGTGGGAGCTGGTAACGTACTGTCTCTAATGCCTTATAGTCGCGCTGACCTGACGACTACATCCGGCCAAGCTCAGGCGGTCGGGGAGTTTTTCTTGGGTGCTTCTGGCGGCATGACCGTGAAGATTGCTGACGGTGTCGGCTTGATGGCGCAGGGTGATTGGTACAAGGGTGTTGAGCAGACAATGCCCAAGGGTATCGCCGACATGTTGAAAGCCGGTCGCTTTGCTTTCTCAGGCCTAACTAGGCGCAACGGCGATATAACCATGTCTGCCGAAGAAGTAAGTGCTTTGGACACTTTGTGGAAATCCATAGGTATCTCGCCGGTTAAACAGTCTGTTATGTATCAGAAACAGCAAGCCCTGCGCGACATGGAGAAGAGCTTGAACTCTGAGTCGTCTCGCATCAAGTCTGACTACGCTAAAGCGGCCCGCGAAAAAGACAAAGGTGGTATGGCAGAAGCTAGGGAAGAGTGGAAGAAGTTGCAGGACAAGCGCGACACAAATGGTTTCCGTAGGCAAGCAATCTCCGGACTCTTACGCGCCCCTCTGGGGCAGGTTGATCGTGAGCGTCGAACTGTGGGCGGCGTACAATTTAACAAGAGTAACCAGCGCGCAGCTGAATCGCTACTGTAAGGAACTAAGATGGCAACTAAAGACCCACGCCTAGCAAAAGTAGGCGTTGCAGGCTACAACAAGCCTAAAGCAACGCCTAGCCACCCTACCAAAAGCCACGTTGTTGTGGCAAAATCGGGGGATGAAGTGAAGACAATTCGTTTCGGGCAGCAAGGTGTAAAAGGTGCGGGTGCAAGCCCCACGTCTGAGAAAGACAAGGCGCGTAAAAAGTCATACTACGCCCGCCATAACGCGCAAGACTCCAGCCCAGATAAGTTGTCCGCACGCTACTGGTCGCACAAAGTAAAGTGGTAACCCTAAATGGATTTAATGATCTGGAACGTAATTCTTAGTGCGGTAGTAGCAGTCATGGGGTTTTTACTTAAAAGCAGATTCGATGAGATCGACCGCTTGGGTATTTTGCTTAACCGCACCCGCGAAGAAGTAGCCAGAGACCACATTACCCGTTCAGAATTCCGCGCGGATATGCAGCAGCTAATGGACAGGTTTGATCGCCTAGACCGTAAGCTGGATAGACTTAATAACGCCACGAAGCAGGCCCATGACGACTAAAAAATCTACGGTTAATTCAGCGGGTGTTTACACCAAGCCAACAATGCGCAAGGCGCTGTTTGAGTCTATCAAAGCGCGAGCTGTGCAGGGTACGGGTGCAGGGCAATGGAGCGCTAGAAAAGCACAGCTACTGGCAAAAAATTACAAAGCAAAAGGCGGAGGCTATAAATGAGTAAGAACCAAACACACTACACCCCAGACGGCAAGCTGTACAAAGGCGGCACCCACAAGGTGGGCGGCACGCTAATGACTGGTGCCAAGCACACACCGACCAGCAAGGTGTTGACACATACGCCGCCAAAGAAAAAGAAATGAAAACCCCCCAGAAATCCCTGAAAGACTGGGGCAATCAAAATTGGGGAACCAAAAGTGGTAAAAAATCTTCTGACACTGGTGAGCGGTACCTTCCTGAGTCTGCGATTAAAAGCCTCAGCCCTGCTGAGTACGCTGCGACAACACGCGCAAAACGCGCGGGTACTGCCAAGGGTAAACAGTTTGTGGCTCAGCCCAAAAAGGTTGCTGCAAAAACCGCGAAGTATCGCTAACTAACCTAGGAGCCGCTATGGCTATGAACCCAAAAAATCGCTCGCTGGACAAAAACGGCAATCCTATCGTAACTAAAGAGGAACTTGCTAAATCCGGCATGACCCTGCGCGCCTTTTTAAATAAAGAGCGCGGGCTAACTGCTCGGCCTGACCCAACCCCGCCCAACGTGCGTATGCGCATCCCAAGTGACGCAGATCTTCGCCGCGCCAGCTTAGAAACACTTAAGTCTGCCGACGCACGCGACGCGGGGGCTGCACGAAGCAAGGCGCTTAGGGAGCGAGCTCAGCTAGAAGCGGCTGCTCGAGCGGGTAAAGATATGAGCCCGGCTGCTCGTAACATGGAGAATTACAAGCCGCGTCGCAGCGGCTCGCCGCTAGCACCTAAGACAACTACACCGTCTAAACCAGCGGAGAGCATGCCAGATTGGGCGTCACGTCACGCAAAAAAGTCTAACTAAGGAGTTTGAGATGATGTATGGCAAGAAAGTAATGATGGCCAAAGCCCCCGCTAAAGGCAAGAAGGCCGCGTTTAAAACCTGCGCTGGCTGCAAAACAAAAGCCAAGTGTACTGCTGCTGGCAAGTGCCTAGCTAAATCCAAGAAGTAAAAGGAGCCTCTAATGTAGGCAAGCCAAAGTAACTACTTCATCCGTGCGGACTTCGTTCTTGCAAAAGAACGATTCTGGCTCTTGGGGATTGCGCGCAAGTTCCCAGAGCCATTTCCACCACCCTTAGCCATAGGGGTCTTGTGGTCTACATCCTTACCATCACCCTTACTGACGACGCCCTTCTTCTCTAGGGTTGAGCGGGCCGCGTTGCGCTTTGCGCGGTTGGCGATCTGCTCGGGTTTACCCTGATAATTTGCGTACTCAGCCTTGTAGTTTCTAGCCATGATTACTCCTGTATGCGGGTATTATGCCGCTTTGCCGCCACCTAGTACAGCCAGCGTGATGCTACTCTGAGGACGCGAGGACGCGCCGGACAGACTCTCTATAAACCGTGGGTGGTTCAGGTTGACGATCAAGCACTGTGCCTGCCCCGGTGCATGCTTTGGGCACCCCTTAAACAGCGTCACACGCTCACGCCTACGCACCAGTGCTCCACTGTCCTCTAGCTCACGCTCGATGCGGTCTATACCGTCTCTCTTTAGCCTCAGCCACTGGCGCAGCTTCTCCGCGTTAATGGCCAATACACTGCCGGGCATGACGGGTGTCTGCCCGTCGTAGACCAGCTTTACCCTCGCCACAGCGCGCTCAGGTGCGGGCATAAGCACTTGCTCTGCATCAGTTCCGTACGGGCAGCGCGCTGCAACGATCTGGTCGTTGTGCTCGGCTAGGAACTGGCCTAGTGTGTCGAACACATCTACCTTGTGGTCTATTTCCCACTGGCGTGTGGATGTTATGTGCGCTATGAGGTGCTTAATCGTAGCCTCTACGTCGAAAGGAAAAAGGCCTAGCTTGGCGCCGATGCGGCCAAGAGCCCAAGAGCTTATGAGCGCTGTGCGGTAGTAGCGTTCCTGCGGCAGAAACTGAAAGTCAAAGTGCTTCTCGAACATACGCTCTGCACGATCCCACACGGACTGCGGGCCACCCATGGCCATGACAGCCTCTATAAGCTCTGGGAAAGCCCACCCGTTATTCTTGGCTACTAGGTCGTAAAACTCATACGCATCACTGCGTAGCTCGCCTTCTCGTGGTGTGACAAAAGCGCGGTCGTGCTGCGGCAACTCTAGGCATCGGGCTTTGAGTGGTTCGTTACCAGCCTGCGCGCTCTCTACTTTCTGATACAGCGATATGTTAGTGCTCATCAGCGTTGGGCCAGCCCATGTGGCGGGGTCGCGCAAAGAGCCGTCTTTTGTCATGCGAATCTTCTCACGCCCTTGGCTAAAGTCATACAGCATGTCGGCGATGTCTTTTTCATCTGCTGTAGTTACCTCGTCCATGCACGCAGGCAAATGGTTCAGCACGCCCCGTATTTTGTACATGGCGTTGGCCGTGTCCTTGCGGTTCAGCAACAGCTCTCTTGGGGCTCCTATGAGGCTGTTCGCGGCGATTAGCGCCAGCGTCTTGCCGGTGGTCGTTTCTGTGGAGTAGATGGACACCACCAGTGTGGAGTTGCCCGCCGCTGGGCCTAGCAGTCCGATGGTAGACAGCAAGAGTGCAGAGCGAATTGTTTCTGTGCCTGAGCGATCTAGCAGCTTCATAGCAGACACCCATCCATCACGGGAACCATGCTGGCCGATTAGTTCGCCGTAGGTCTGCGCCGCGCCGCGTAGGCGTGTGTCTGTCTGCCCGTCAGGAGAACCTATGATAGTTCGCCCGCACATAAACGAGCCGTCCTTCTGCCAGCCGAACGCAGTGTAGTCTTGCCCTGTAGGTGCAAGTCCCTGCACCATAGATAAGTAGTCCATTAAAAATCCCCGAAGTTTTTCTTGTTGCCCAGCCGCCTTTACAAATATCTGGCGGTTAAGTAGGAACGATGAAAAGTCCCTACCAAGTGACGCGATGGCGGTTATCTCGTGCTCTTCTTCTTTCCACCCAGATATGGGGTACTTAACCATGAGCCTAAACGCAGAGGCGCCGCTCGCTGGGTCGTTGTACACACCAGTGACGTGCATCTCGTACGGGCAGATGGGTTCTATATCTGACGCGGTAGAAGGTACCTCCACACCGTTTGCGTCTGTGCTAGTGGTGTCTACAACAACCTCACGGCATATGCTGCCGTTGCGTATCACATAGCCCTTGGGTAGCTCAAGCTGAGCGACAAACCCCGTCTCTTCGTCTACCACCGTGCTCAACGTCGTCACTGACAACTGCGCTGGGCTCGTTATGTTGCCCCTGCTCGGGCACCCTTCACAGCCGCCGCCGCACAGCTGCTCGAACTTGGCGCACGTCGTAGGGCCAGAACCATGCCAGCCCGCAATCTTGTCCATGCAGGCGTTTAGGTCGAAGTCTGGGTGCCGCCCAGCCAGCTTTATTACCGCGTCCGATACATCGGTTGCGTGTTTTGCAAGGCCTAGGGACGCACGCCACAGCGGCTCTGTTACCGTGTTGCCGCCAGCGTCGAAAACACCACCTGAAGCGACCAACGCGCCGACTTGTTGGCAGCGTTGCGCAACCGCGTCAATGATGACATCGTTTCCGCCAAGTACTGCAGAGAGTATGCTTGAAGCAGGCCTCCCGCTGGCGCGGCGAGGGGCCGCTGTCGCACCCGCGACTTTGCCAAACCAAGGCTTAAGCGCTTGGAATAGCGCAACTGGCTCGTAGTCTGGGCAGTCCGCAACGCACCGGACTGGTTTCCACGGCTGCTGTTTTTTGTGGTGTGTGCCAACGGGGCGCAACACCATGGACGGGTCGTGTATTTTAGACGTGTCGATAACAACGTTGTTTTCCTCTAGTGCTAGGCGCAACGCCGTTGACGCTTTCACCCAGTGAGCTTTGCTAATCTTCTCAGTCAGCGGCCAGTAGCAGTGAATACCGTTGCCGGATGAAATCACCATAGGCGCTGGTATGCCTGTGATTGTCAGGGCGGCGCGCATCGCAGCCCAGCCCTCTTTTTGTGTTTGGTAGGGCTTATCAGCCCCAATGTCTAGGTCGAGCGCCAACGCTTTGAACCATGTTGCGTGCTCTTGCTTGCGGTACCACTTCTGGCGCCCGTTCGCTGCGGTGTAGCTATGCCCGGCAAAGGAGCCGATGCCAAAGTACACAGTTGTCTGTGGCTCAGTATCCCAAGCTAGTGCGTTCTGCACAGCCTCATCTATGTCGGTGAACGAGCCTCTGTTCCAGAACATACCACGCGGATTCACACCTGTGGGGTCTGGCTTATGCACGCTAATGACTAGCTCGTCGGCGTGGGCAAATATGCGAGTAAAAAAGTTTTTGGTGTCCAAATCATGCCCCAAGATTGAAAACCCCCGGCACTGCCGGGGGCGGTCGCTACTATTCTATTATTCGTCGAACAAGCTGTCGAGCTTCGCAGCTAACTCGTCAGAGGCCTTTACCGGCGCTACTTCTGGCTTCGCTGCAGGGGCCTTGGCAACTACCGGGGCGTCCACAACTTCGTCTTCGTAGGCATCGTCAACAGCTGGTGCAGGAGCCGGTGCAGGGGCTGCAATCTTAGCAGCAACTGGCGGCGCAGCCAAGGCTGTAGCACTCGCAGTGGGGGGCATAACACGCGTAGCTACTTTGACGGGATCGCTCTCTAGCATAGCATCGACGCGTGGCATGGCCTTTTCTGGCACGTAGCCTTTCTGCTTGAACACAATCTTGGGGTAGCTAGCAGCGTCGTCAAAGCCGAGCTCTGTAACAACCTCCTCTGGACCAATGCCGTAGTTGCCCAACTCTTTAAAGTACTCACGCAGGGCCTTCATGCCGCTGACTGGGATGGTCATGCTGTACACCTTAGACGGGTCAGCCGCAGCAACCACGGCCAAATGGCGTTGGTCCGCACACAGCTTAGACTTCGCGCCAGACGGCAGGACTTTGGAGCCAAGCACGTTGTTGGGGCAAGTGCCGCACGCTGTGTGCACGGGTGATTCGATCGATGCGTCTGCACGAAGGCCGTCATTAGACCAGCACTCTGGGCGGGCGTCTGTGGCAGCTGCGTCAAACGCCTTGGCGTAGAACACTTTAGACACGCGGGGGTTCGCACCTACGATGATGGTGTCTAGTGTGACGCCTACGGTGGTCTCTACGCCGTCCTCTACCAATCGGTAGCGGCCAGCTCGGATGCTTATGCGGGGGATGCTTGGGCCGTCGCTAACTACGGCGGCTGCGATGGTTGAGCGGGCTCCGGCCTGCTGACGTGCCGCGATACGGGCTGCGATGTGTGCTGGGACTTGCATTACTGTGCTCATTACTTACTCCTTGGGTGATGCTTTGCGCATATTGAAAACACGGGTCGACGAAAAATTTACGCCCGGGGGCGGCTCACCAGTAGCCTCGATGTGACTCTTGACCCCGGTTTTTGACGCACGGGCTTCTAACATATCCCATGAGTCATGCTCTTTACAAAACGCGAAGAACGCTTCGCGTGACGCCACAGTGGCGGTGTTGTGTGTAGACCAGTACGCAGTACCGTGTGGTGTCTTGATGGTCTCTAGGCCATCCTCTTGTGCCTTGGCTGTAAACCAGCTCTCAAGTACCAGCAGCTTTTTGGTAAGCGCGGCCTTGGCCTCTTTGTGTGCACGCTCCAAGGCATCTACCTCTTTGCGTACGCCAAAGTACTTCTCTGCAGCTATGTCGTAGTTCATTGTTATCCTCAGTTAGTTAGTCGTTGTTGATGCCACGCACCAAATCTAAAAACTCCGCTAGTGTGTTTTTCTTTGCGCGAAGTCGGCGGTACAACTCTGCCTCAAAGCCGGTGGCCCATATGTGCCACACAGTCGTTTTACCGGTTGTTGTCAACCGGCGAATCCTTGCGTTTGCCTGCTCATACTGCTCAAGTGAGTAGATGGGCGCGAACCAAACAATATCTCTAGCCCTAGTTAGCGTCAAACCATGCGCGGCGACTTTTGGGTGCGCGAGCAAAATCTTCGGTGTGTCCGCGTGCTGAAAGTCATTAAATATCTGTGCGCGGTCTTTAAGGCTCACGTCACCATGCACTGCAGCGACTTCGTACCCATCGGCGGTTAGCTTGGCTTGTAGCCAGTCTTGCACACCACGTAGCGGAACAAAGATGATCGCCTTATCGCCAATCTCATTAAGTAAGTCAGTGAGTGTATTATAGCGCTCCGAGGCATCTATGGCAATCGTTGTTCCGTCTCCATACACCACGCCGCAACAAATCTGGAGTAGTTTGCTTAGCATGACTGCGGTGTTGGGCGCGGCCACTTCGCCGCCGCTGAACACAGTCACAGCCTTGTCCTTCATCTCCCTAAATGCTTTCTCCTGCTGCTTTGTTAGCTCGGTCTTGCGCCCCACAAAGTTTGTGTCGGGCAAGTCTTTGCACTCGTCTAATGAGAACCGGATGGACGGCTGCAGCACGCGCCTACATGTCTCCAATGCGTCAGGTCGTGGTGTCCACTTAAACGTCGTTACTTTCTGCATCACCATGTCTTTAAACGTGGTAAAGCTGCGAGGGCACTGCGGCGAATCTACTAGGCGTGCAAGTGTCCACGCATCTGCAGGGGTTTGCGAAATGGGCGTACCCGTCAGCAACCACAGCCAAGGCCTATTTGTCTGCGACCACTTGGCGAATATCTTGTACCGCTGTGAGCTTGGCGACTTAAGCGCTGTTGCCTCGTCGTAGATAACCACGTCAAATCCACTTATTGCGGACGCCATGTTGGTAAACCCGTCATGGTTAATGATGACGTACTGCACACCGGGTGTCTCTAGCAGCTCCTCTCGTTTTTTGCGCGTGCCTGTGCATATGACAAACGACCTGTGCGGCAGGTGGTGGCGCAACTCTCGCCCCCAAACCACTTTCAGCGTAGACAGCGGCGCGATGATTAGCACCTTCTTGGCTATACCCTCATCGATCAAGAAGTCCGCAGCCCATATCGAGCTGATCGACTTACCAGTGCCCGGCGCGTTTAAGCACAGTGCACGACGATGCGTGGTCAGAAACTCGGCAGTTGCCTTCTGATGCGCCATTGCCTCAAACCGAGCGGGCCACTTGTAGTACTCCATTATTGGAGACGGCACGCTAAAGCCTAGGTTGCGAAGCACCATCGCCTCTTCAATGCCATACGGCATACCCAGCAACTTGTCGCCATTGTGCTCAAACAGCTTGGCGTGCGGTATCAGCTTTGCTACAGCCTCGTTCTCGTTGCTGTTGATGATGATGCGGCGTTTCTCTGGGATGACTAGCATTTAGCTGCCCACTCCATAAACTCTGCCGCCCACGTGTCGACGTTCGTGTCACGCACAACCCACACACGGCATCCGTTGTGGGTCAGCGCCATGATTTCACGCTCTTGGTTAGCTGTAGTCGTACCTTTGCCGAACTTTGTCTCAACTGCGAACATACTTCCACGCACACAGCCAACAAAATCAGGAATCCCAGAGCGACCGTAGCCATTAGCAGGAGGCATGAAGTACCAACAATGACTAGTGTCTTTGAACACAGCCGCAACACGCTTTTTAACATCGCCTTCATTTTTCATTACCGCTTCCTTTTTAGTCTTGCGTCTGGGCAAAGCGCCTGCGCAGGGCACCAAGGGCATAGGCCCGATGGCTTGGTCTTAAATACGCCGAGGTCTATCGTCTCTTGCACCGCGTAGAAGCGCGGAGACAGCGCGTTCCACAGGGGCGCCAGAAATCTGCGCTCGTACGTTACGTTAGTGAGTTCGTTGAACCGCAGCCATATGAACGAGGTCTTTACAGTCTGCACTTCTGGGTAGTGCCACATGACCATCGCAGCAAACAGTTGCAGCTGTGTGGGGTTGTCCTTAACCTTGCCGGTCTTATAGTCTAAGCAGTACGCAGTGCTGCCGTCAATCACCAGCACGTCCGCGATAGAGCGAATCCACACGTCCTTGTCGAACCAGCCAGTAGGCCGCAGGTCAGCGTTTACGGCCATCTGGTGCTCAAACAGCTTATCGCCACTGCGCGCCAAAATCTTGTCGACCATACCTGCCCACGAGTCCAGCGTCTGCTTGCCCTCTAGTGACGCCGTACCGCGCATAAGGGCTCGCTCGTCGTCGGTCGCACACCGTCCGTAAGCCTCCAGTAGTTTGTGCACGCGGTCGCCGTAGTCGGCGGCTTCGTTGGACGTGCTCTGCACCCGCTTGGACACATACAGGTAGTCGAACTGCGCAGGGCACTGCTCGAATGTTGACAGTCGACTGAACGACAGCGGCATCACCGCTGAATTATTTTGCATCGCCATAGCTCACTCCTACACCAGTCTCACACGACACGGGGATGCTGCGACACCACTTGGGCGTCATAGACAGACACTCTTCCATGTAAGCACGGGCGTCATCAATTTCGTCATTACGTACCACGCACACAGCTTCGTCATGCACCGACAACTTCACTGGGTAGCGCTGGTTTATACGTGCAGTTTGCCACATAACTATGAGCATTGCCGCATGTTGCGATAAATTTTCTACCATTTTCGGGCCGTGTATCGTCACACGCTGTCGCCCCATCTGGTATGTCCAGCGAGAGCCGTCGAACTGCAGGTCGTGGTACATAACACCCGGCTCACCGGGACGGCCAAAGCCGTCCCACTGTGTGATAAACCAGCCGTTCTCATCCACTGGCATCAGCGAGCATCCGTTGCCCATGTCGGGTAGCAGCACCTTATCGCACTTACGCCACAACTCCACAACCTTGTAGTGCACGCTTCTGTACAGACTCACAATGGCTTGCGCACGGGGCTCGTCGATTACGGTCAAGTTCTTGTCTGTGCGCGCAGCAACGCGAACCATCTCGCAGAACCTAGCTGCACCCGCGCCGTATTGCAGTGACAGCATGGCTACCTTGCCTAGCTGCCGCTCCGACTTGTTCGCTTTTGTGATAGTTCGTCCAAACAACTTGCTTGCAAAGTCGCAGTACAAGTCGACGCCGTCGCGCAGTTTTTCTAGAACGTCCGCTTGCCCGGCCAAAGCCATGACTGTGCGCAGCTCAATGTTCGACGAATCGCCGACAAGCACGCTGTACCCGGGGGGCGCCATTAAGCACTTACGCAAACCAGCGGACGGCCCACGTGCAGGGATATTCTGCCAGTTGATCGAGTTGCCGCCGGAGTAGCGCCCTGTAGTTTTCGCCCCCCAGAAGTTTAAGTACACGGGCAGTGGGCCACGCTTGGCTGTCTCCACAAAGCGCAGTGCGCGTGTCTCTGCGATGGTCGTCTTCACGCCAAGTCGTGCCGCCACTAGGTTCTGCACGTCGCTGTCCTCGTGGTCTAGCAAGTCAGTGAAGTCTTTGTCGCTCTTGGCAAACGCCCACGTCATCTTATTTGGGTTGGCCTTGCTGACCTTGCGCGGCGCGATTACGCCAAGCGCTTCCAGAGACGCGGCGAACTTGTCGTTGGACATGATGATCTCGCGGTTGGTTGTCGCCGTCGCTAGCAGGGTCTCTTTGCGCACAACTTCTTCGTCATACAGCTCTTGCATCCTAGACTCGTCACCGACGAGCGTAGGCTCTGCAAACATCCGCACAGTCATGTCAATAAGTTTGGCTGCGATAGCGGGCGTAAACGGGTCGAACGCTTTGCCCAGCTCCGCGCACAACCACGCATCGTGCTTGCAGTACTCCGCGTACTCCGCCATCTCTGTGGGGGAGAATTCACTACGGCGCTTGCCCAGTGCTTTCACCACGGCTGTGCCTTTATCGGGCAGCTTGTATTGCTTGGCCAAGTTGGCGAGCGAGTGCGACGTTAGGTATGGCAGCAACATACGGCCTTGGGATAGCGTATCCATCCATAGCTTGGGACGTACACCGAAGCGCTGAGTCAGTATGAACCCGTCGAACAGTGTGTTGTGGCAGCGAACTGCGGAGTTAGCCCAGTCGTAGTTAGCCCAGAGCCAGTCATTTGTCTCGTCCATAGTGCCGCTAAACCACTGGGCAGCAGGCTCGCCTTCGCGCAACACCGCGACGCCTACAACCTCGAATAAGTCCGAGTTTACGTACGCATCTGTCTGCATCTTGCTAAGGCTGAATGACGCATCGTAGTACGTCTCGAAGTCGAGTGTGAGGATGTCCATGATGTTCCTGAATAAGTAAGTTAGGTGAGGGGGAAATGTAGATTCCGCGCCCCCTCTGTTCACGGGCGAAAGGATGTGCGTAGATCAAACAAGCTAGGCGCTACGCACTGCGGCTACGCCCACATCTACAAGGCGGGTTGGTGGCTGCTCTCATGATGCCTAGCAAAATGAGTTTACCGCGCTTTCTCTACTGTGGGCGTGTCTAGCGCTATGGTCGATATGGCTTGAATTCGCAGTAAGTGCTTGCGCATGCGCAGTGCCTCATCGCTTACAAACGCCAAGCCTTCTTTGAGGTCGGCAACTTCTTCTTGTA